CAATAACGAAATCATCAGGGGTTTTCTTTCTGTATTCTTCCTGCCAGAACCAGGGAATAAAGATGGCTTGAAAGTCACTCAATCAAGAGTATCCAATGAATGCGGCAGAGGCATTCCAGGTATCCGGTAGCAATGGATTAATCACGGCTGATAAGGTGATGAGGGCTAGAAAGGCTACCGCTACCGGGAGCGGGCCTTTGATTGTTGGTGTTGATCCATCGAGAGGCGGTGATAGATTCTCAATGATTAAGCGGCAAGGTCGTAAAGCTTATGATAAACGTAATTGGACGGGCGATCAGGTTGACAAGCTAGGCAAGGCGGTCTCTAAGTGTAAGGCTATGCTTGATGAGGTATGCCCTATTGCCAAGAAAGTACCTGATATGATGTTTATTGATGCCGGTGGTGGTATTGAGATAGTTGATAGGCTTCATGAGCTAGGCTATGAAGACAGGGTTAAGGCTATATACTTCGGTTCATCACCTTTAGACGACAAGAAGTACAAGAATAAGCGCGGTGAGATGTGGGGATTAACTAACGCATGGTTATCAGATGAGAATGTTGAAGTTGATTTGCCTGATGATGATGAGTTGCAGGCTGATTTATGCGCCTCCCCTTACGATAGAGATAGCCATGATAGAATGATATTATGGAAGAAAGACAAGATTAAGAAGGAATACGGGTTCTCTCCTGATGATGGTGATGCCCTTGTGCTTACATTTGCTGAGCCCGTCAAGGGTCCGATTAAAAAGCTTAAATTCGCAGGCTGGCAACAATGATTGATCATGACAAGATGATAACCGCACTATCAGGCGCTCAGACCGATGAGCATGATATGCGTGAACAGGTCAGAGAAGCGCACCTCTTTGTTAATAAGCGGGATGGACAATGGGAGCCTGAGTGGTGGCAGAGTAATAGCGGTAAGCCTCGATACACCTTTGACCTGACTAACCCTATTATCGATCAGATAGCCGGTGAGATGGAACAGGCTGACTTTGATATTAGAGTTAAGCCAGCGGGAGGGCAGGCCACTAAAGACATTGCAGAGACCTATGACGGGTTAATACGCAACATTGAGAACATATCTAACGCGAGTGACATCTTCAATCATGCCGGACGCTCAATGGTTACCGGTGGTTTAGACGGATGGCGGATAGTTCAGAAGTTTGTCGATGATGATTCCTTTGACCAAGACTTAATGATTGAGACGATTAGTAACTTCTCCGATCGGGTATGGTTTGATTCCTCGGCTGAAAAACAAGATAGATCAGATGCAAGGTTTTGCTGGGTATTACAGGGCATTCCAAAGGAAGAGTATGACGAGCGCTGGCCTAATGGTAGCGGTCAGTCAGTCAGTCAGGATAGAACCTTTACAGCTTACTTTAACCAGCCTGATCTAGTTATGGTAGGTGAGTATTATCATATTGTTGAGGTTGATCGTGAGCTCGTTCTAATGTCTAACGGTGCCGTATTTGAGGATGATGAGAAGTTTAAGCAAGTAGCTGATGATCTTGAGTTACTAGGCGTGACCGAGACCAACCGCCGCAAGCGTAAGAAACATGTAGTCCACGTAAGGAAGTTTGATGCCGGTGATTGGTTGGAAGAGGACAAGGAAACTGTCTTTAGCTGGCTGCCTGTTATTCCTACGTATGGCAACTTTAAGGTATTTGAGAACAAATCAATCTACTGGGGTGCGGTTGAGAAGTTAATTGATCCTCAGCGCGTGATGAACTACTCATTATCGAGAGAGATTGAAGAGGGCGCGCTAGCTCCAAGGGCTAAGTATTGGGGAACACCTAAGCAGCGTGAAGGGCATGACGACGATATAGCGACATTAAACGTCAACAACAAACCTTGGCAAGATTACAACGCTGATCCACTTGCTCCCGGCCCACCCATGCAACAAGGTGGCGCACAGATTAACCCAGGTCTTCGTATTATTTCTGACTCAATGGGTCAGATGATCACCCAATCTGCCGGTCTATTTGCTGCGAATATGGGCGATAACCCTAATGCTCAGTCAGGCGTGGCTATTAAGTCATTACAGAATAAAGGTGATACTGGCACGATTAAGTATTTTAAGGCCCAAGAGATTGCTATCTGTCATACGGCTAGGATATTGATTAACGCTATTCCGGATGTATATTCAAGCCAAAGACAAGTCAGGCTGCTGAAGGAAGACGGCTCTGTCAATATGGTTACCCTGAATGAGAAGGTGCCTGACCAGCAGACAGGAGAGATTATCGAGCTCAATGATTTATCAGTCGGCACTTATGATGTCGCTTGCTCATCCGGCCCAAGCTTCCAGAACAGACAGCAAGAAACCGTCGCGGCTATGGTTGAAGTAGCACAGGTTGATCCTACGATTATTGAATTAGGTGGGGACATCCTATTAAACAATATCGCAGCGCCTGGAATGGGCATGATGGCAGAGCGTAAACGTCAAATGCTATTCAATCAGGGCGTAATACCACAGGATCAGTGGACAGAGGAAGAGCAAGCACTGGTACAGCAGCAGCAGGCACAGGCTCAACAGAACCCACCAGAGCCAACGCCTGAGCAGATGATTGGTATGGCCGAACTGCAAACAGCACAAACAGACGCAGAGACAGCGGAGTTTAAGAAGCAGGAAGCCTTTGCTAAGTTCCAGCAAGCAGAGAAGAAGCTGCTACAAGAAGACAGAAAGCTTGATCAGTCTGAATTCCAGTTATTATCTGACAAGCAAGATCAGCAATCCGACCAATTAACTAAAGCTATCGACGGGCTTAAAACGCTCACTGAAGCCTTTGGTATCGATGTATTAGGCGGACAAGCCCCCGCTACTCTGATTGCTCAGCAAGGGGCTCTGGTTGATCAGGAGCAAGACAAACTTTAATTATTTTTTGATGGTTGGCGACCTATTGTATGGATAAATGCTGGAAGCAGATCGCCAAAGTCATTGATACCATAAGCTATATCACCCTCGTGGTAGAGAAGATGCTCGTTTATTGATTTATCTGAGGATTTTTTATTATCAAGGTCCTTCATCTGCTGCAATACCTCTTCTTCTGACATATCAGGATTCCACACAATAGCAAACACTCCGCCTCGATACCGGTCATGCTCGATCACTACTGATTCATATTCTTTGACCTCATCAAACACCTCTTGAGCATGTTTGTTTAGGTGTGTAGCGGTGAATGTTTTCATAACCCTCCTCCAAAGGCATTGCGATAAGCCGCGCCTAATAGATTGAGTGGTGATCCGTGAGCATTCTGGTCGCCTACACCATGAAGTCCTACACCTCCAACACGTGCGCGCTCTGCCATCGCTGATAGCCGGTAGTTATACAGGCGCTGATTATCCCTTTCCATTTGGTCAACAAGAGGTGATAGCGCTTCATTGGCGCGCCTGTTGCCTTCTCTAATGGCGTTAAGGTAATCATTGAATGGCTCATAGGTATATTGAGCAATCACCCCCTCAACAGCCTCATCCATACGCTTAAAGCCAGTCTTAAGGATTCTATCTAGCGGTGTTGTTGGTTCCCATCGGTATGTCATTGTTTAGCCTCATCAACCATCTCACTAACCAATGTGTATTTTTTCTTGTACTCGGCCTGTCCTTTGGACCACTCTATAAGCAGAGATAATTCTTTTCTCATCTCTAAGTGATTCTCCTGTGAATAAGCATTGAAAACCATTTCAGATAGCTTTTCGTCAATAACCTCCGTTATCTCTGACTCAAACTCTTTCACCAGTCTGCTGACTAGCTGATCTTTGATGTGCGTTTTTACGTGATACTCAATGCCCTCGGCCATCATATCTACAATATCTTTGCCTGTTACGCTTGTCATTCCAATCACTCCTATCAGTTAGGATTCAAGCATAATCCAATAATCAATCGCTGTCTAATAGGTAAAATCTATCACTATTGGCATACTGGTAGTAAAGCCTTATACTTAGCAAAACCTACGCGAGGTTATCGCGGCAAAATACCTATAAGGGCGAATGATATGAGTGAGCTGCAAGCAGAGCAAGCACCGGTAGAGAATGACAATCTTGAAGCGGAAGCCAACCCTGAACCCCAACTAAGTCCAGTTGAGTCCGAATCAGCACCGGAAAAAGTCACCTTTAACGAAGAACAGCAGAAGCTTGTCGATGATATAGCGGCTAAAAAGACGTTTAAGATTCGAGAGGCAGAGCGTGAATCAGATAGGCTCCGACAAGAGCTT